CATCGAAACTGCCCAGGTACTTGTCAGCCCGTCGTCGTATCTTCCGTACACGTCGGTCATTGCGAGGACTGTCGAGAACCTGTTGCTGCACGACCGGGCGTATTGGCTTGTGGTCGACCGGACGTGGGATGGGTTCCCTCGTGAGATTCAGGTTATGGACGTTGACGACGTGTCCGACCTGACGACGCACTCGACGGCGAACCAGAACACACAGTTCCCGCCCGTCGATCCGTTCTACTACATCGGCACGCCTGTCCCGGCCCGCGACGTCATTAAGTTCTACGGCGACGGGCTCGGCGGTTGGCTGTCGACCGGTGCTGCTGCGATCAACACAGCCGCCGCCCTCGAGGCCGCGACGTTGAACTACAGCGAGTACCCCATGCCGACCGTGGTCCTGAAGAACACCGGAGCCGACCTTCCAGCGGCAACAGTGGACGCGCTCCTGACCGCATGGGAAGAAGCCAGGAGCAACAGGGCCACGGCCTACCTGAATAGCGCGATTGAGGCTAAGGGCATGGGCTGGTCCGCCCGGGATCTCGCCCTGGTCGAGGCCCGTAACGAGTCCGCGATCGGCATCGCCCGTATCGCGAACCTCGACCCCGTGTGGGTCGGCGCCAGTGTGTCCGGGTCGTCGTTGACGTACTCGAACCGCGTCGACCTGTATCGGCAACTGCTCGATATCAGTCTTCGCCCGGTCATGGACATGCTTACTCACCGGCTGTCGATGCCCGACGTCACTCCTCGAGGGCACTCGGTCAGGTTCGACACGTCCGGTTTCCTGCGCGGCAATGCCACCGACCTCGGCAACCTCGTCGCGCAGCTGGTGCCGCTCAAGGTCCTCAGCCCCGACGAGGCTCGCACCGTCATCGACCTGAACACGCTCGGACTCACCCCGACAAGCCTCGTACAGATGGGCGGATAGATGAGACACCTCACGACGGACGGCACGCTGCTCCTGCACACCCGCGCGGACGATGGCGGCGACATCATCGGCACCGGCTACGGCATGGCCGTTCCCTACGGCGTCGAGATTGAGTACGACGGAATGCGTGAGTCATTCGCGCCTGGTGCGTTCGATACTGCTGCAGTGGTCGGCAAGCCGCTCGCGTACCGGCACAACGAGCCGATTGGCGTCATTACAGCGGCCAGCAATGAGCCGGACGGCCTGTACATCGACTTCGACGTCGTCAACACTTCCCTCGGGCGTGATGCGGCGACCCTTATGCGGACGGGCTCAAGCCGTGGCCTGTCCGTCGGGTTCGCTCCGCTCGAGTCGAAGCGGACCCAAGGCAAGAACGCGATCGTGTACACCAAAGCCGCACTGGCCGAGGTGAGTCTCACCCATCAGCCTGCCTACTCATCGGCAGGCGTCGGTTCAATAAGAGAGGATCACATGTCAGTCGAAACCGTCGAGGACGCCGCCCCGGCGGTCGTCGCAGACATTCAGGCACGCGAGGCCATCGACGAGCTGCGCCGCGAGGTCGCATCCGTCGCCCACGTCGCGGAGCCCGTCCACCCGCTCGCACAGTTCCGGTCGTTCGGCGAGTACAGCAAGGCCGTCCTCGATGGATTCGATTCGCGGGCACTCGTCGACCAGGTCACCGACAACAACCCGGGCGTACTTCCGCCCGTGTGGCTCATGCAGGTGCGGGGCATCATCGACCTCGGTCGACCTGTCATCACCGGCGTCGGCGGCCCGCAGTCGGCCGGCACCAGCGGCCTCGATATCAACTGGCCCTACTTTGACGGCAACCTCACCACGATCGTCGAGGCACAGGCCAACGAGAAGGACGAAGTCAACAGCGTCCGTATCGACATTAAGAAGGGCACCGCAAGCCTCGCGACTTACGCGGCCGGCTCGGACATCTCCTACCAGCTGCTGCAGCGTTCGATGCCGTCCTACCTCGACGCTCACAACCGCATCATGGCGGCGTCGTACTCGACGGTCACCGACCGGAAGTTCACCGATGACATGTGGCAGCTCGGCACTGGAACCGAAACCTACGACCTGAGCGCCGACACCACCGGTGCGACCTTCCGGGCGACGGTATTCGAAGCCTCTATGAAGTGCGAGGACGCGACCGGCGTCCCCGCAACCATCGTCTACGCATCGACCGCGCTCATGACGGCCATTGGCGGCTGGGAGTCGTTCTACCCGGCGCCGTACGGCGTCCAGAACGTGTCCGGTGTCGCGACCGCCAGCACGCTGCAGGTCAACGTGTCCGGGCTCCGCGTCGTCCGCGCCAAGTGGCTCGACGGCGCAGCCGCACGGCACGCCATCGTCACTAACGGCGAGGCTGCACGCTGGATCGAGGACGGGCCCCGGCTCGCCCAGGCAGAGAATGTCAGCCAGATCGGTCGTGACATCGCGATCTACGGCTACGGCGTCACTGCTGCCTACCTCCCCGCAGGCATCGTCCGGATCGTCGAGCCCTAAGCCATGGCGCTGCTATCTGGTACGCAACTGGCCACCGCATTGGATCTCACCTATGCGGCGGACCCGTTCGACCAGGTAGCAGCGGCAGCCGTCGCGGTGGTGTCCTCGGTCATCACCGCGACGGCACTGGCAGCCGAGCCCGCAGCACTCAAGGAAGCGACGCTCGGCATCGGGATCGACATATTTCAGGCACGGTTCGCAGCCGGCGGCGAGTCCGTCGGCCTCGACATGCAGGCCAGCCCGTACCGGCTTAACAGCATCCTGCTCAAGAGCCGGGCCGCCCTCATCGCGCCGTACATCCGCGTGGAGAGCATGGTCGGATGACCGCGCTCACCACCGAGGCCCGCCTAGGCATCACGTCAGCCGTCACCGGCCTCGGATACAAGGTCTACACGAGCACGCCGCCGGTGCCGATCCCGCCGAGCATCGTCATCATGGCCGACTCGCCGTGGGTCGTCCCTGAGCGGCTAGGCCGTCTGTCGTATAGGACGCAGTGGCGCCTGGTCGTCGTCGTTAACCCGCGCAAAAACAGCGCGGCGCAGCTCGATGCCGAGGACGCCATCGACACGATCCTCGGCGCCCTGCCCAAGTACGCAGTCGTCACCGACATCGGACCCCCGACACTCGTCGACATCGGCGCTCAGGGATCAGTCATCACCGTAGATATCCGCCTCACAGCCTCTATGAAGGAGTAGAAATGCCAGTCGTATCCATTGCGGGGTCCGAGTTCACCGTCCAAGTGGCCTCGACCGCATACAGCGCACAGGTGACCTCGGGCACCATCACACAGACAAGCACCATCACGCGCACGCGCACCCTCGGCGGCGGCAACGCGTTCACCCAGACCGATCTCATCAGCGCCCTAGCCGTAACGTTCCTGTTTGACGGCGACTCGGGCATGTACAACGCGCTCGAGAATGCCGCGACCGCCGGCACGTCGCTCGCCGTCACCATCGACGACGGCACCAACACGACCTGGGCCGGTGCCGCTATGTACGTCGAGAGTGTCGAGGTCGCATACGACGCGACCGGCGTCGCAACCGCAACGGCATCGCTCACCGGCGAGCTGGCGATCTCCTAGTGTGGGACGTACTCGATGTGTACCTCGACGGGGCAACTGACCCCGTCGAGGTGCCTGTCCTGACCGTGTACGTCGTCGACTACCGCGACCTGTGCGACAAGGCCAAGGTCACCGCATACCCGGCAGGCCTCGACCTGCTGTCAGCGTTCTGCGCGATCGTCGACCCCGAGCCCCTCGACCTCAAGGTCATCAAAAAGTGGGGACGGGAACACAAGGTCATCATTGAGCGGCGCGAGCATGTGGGCCCTACGAAGACGGCGACCCCCGCCGTTTAGTTGTCCAGGTCGCGCTACGGATTAACCGGCCCATATTCGAGGTCATTGCATACGAGCCGCGAATGCTGGCAACGATCGTGGAGGAGTTGAACGGTGGCTAAACAGGTCGAGCTACGCATCGACGGGCTCGGCGCACTCCTAAAAGACTTCCGGGCCCTACCCAAAGAGGCCACGAAAGAACTGCGCAAGGCGTCCGTCGACATCGCTAACCGGCACATGGTCCCGTCATGGAAGGCAGCCGCCCTCACGGCAGGCAACTGGGGACCAAAGCTGGCCGAGTCGATCAGGGCCCGATCCGATCGCCTGCCAGCGTTGAACGTCGGCAAGGACCGGCGTGCATACCGTGGCGGCGCCTCCACCAACATGGTCCGCTATCCGGCATTCATGGGCACCAAAGAGGAAACGCGCGAACCTTGGCCCGGGTTGAAGTGGGCGCCGTTCGGCAACGGGACCAGCTGGATGGCAAGGCGCAGGCCATATCAGGCACAAGCGATAAACGAGTGGGGACAGGCCGTCGACCTAATCGTCACTAAGTGGAATAGGAACACGCTGTGAGCCGCACACTGACCGTGTACCTAGCGGCTGACCTCAAGCGATTCAGCCCGCAGCTGCGCGACGCCGAGAACGACCTAGGCCGGTTCGGCAACGCGACCCGGAACCTTACGAACACCCTCTCGGGAATGCTCGGCCCTGCCCTGATCGGCGCCGGCGCCGCCGCGGGATATGCCGCCGTACAGTTCGGGGTCGACGGCGTCAAGGCATTCGTCGACGATGAGGCCGCAGCAGCGAAACTAGCGACCACACTGCAGAACCTCGGACTGGCGCAGGACACCAGCGCCGCCGAGGCCAGCGTCGACGTCATGCAGCGGCAATTTGGTGTCGCCGACGACCTGTTGAGACCGGCCCTAGGCAAACTAGTTTTAGTTACAGGGGACGTCACCGAGGCAAACAAATTGCTGGCCGTCGCCCTCGATGCCAGTGCGGGAACCGGGCGTAGCCTCGAGCAGGTCACCCAGGCGATCGCACGCGCAGCATCAGGCTCGGCGACCTCACTGCTGAAGATAGCGCCGGCACTCGATCAAAACATTCTTAAGAGTGGCAATCTCAACGCGATCACGGCAGAACTCTCGCGCACATTCGGCGGACAAGCACAAACCGCAGCCAACACCTACCAGGGGCAGTTGAATCGACTGTCGGTCGGGTTCGGCGAACTGCAGGAAAGTTTCGGCGCCGGTTTCCTCAACGCTCTTGGGAAGACTGAAAGCAAAACCGGCGACCTCATGACAGCGATGGAGGATTTGCAGCCCGCCCTTGAGGACATTGGGTCCGCAGCAGGCGACCTAGTCGTCGAGCTGGCCGGACTCGTTACGGCATCCGATAAGGCAGCAAAAGCGGGAAAGAACTTCCTTGAAGCGCCGAATTGGGACGACCTAGGCAGCCTCATCACTGAAGCCGCTAAGGCCAATCAATTTTTTAACAGCACAATCGTGCAAGGCATCCCCGTTATCGGCCCGGCAGTGAATCTGCTGCTGAACCTCAGCGGGGCCTATGACCAACTGGCCGGCTCATCCGAAGACGCATACACGGGGATTAGTCGAACAGCCATGGCACTCGGCAAGGGCGCCCCCGAGATAGACAAGAACACGGCAGCGACCTCGAGATGGAATGCGATTGCAGCCGCTAACGGCGCCGTCGTAAAGACCAACGGCGGAAACCTCGAGGAGTATTTCGCGGCCCTTGACAAGACATCGACCGCAACGGGGTCAACATCGAAGGCAACCGACACCCTGACGACAGCGTTCGACCTGCAGAAAAGCGTCGTCGACGACCTGCAGGTCACCCTTGACGCACAGGTCGCCGACCTCGAGCGCAACACGCAAGCCGCGAAGGACTACTCGAGCACGCTCGCGACGCAGCTGCTCGGCGGCATCGACCTGGGCGCTGCACAACAGACCGGCGCCGACCTCGGCATTTCATCGCTCGACGCGTTCGACCGCCAGATCGAACAGCACGAATGGTTCGGCAACGTCCTCACCTCGATCAGGGCCAACGGTGCAGACAAGCGACTCGTCGACCAGATCGCGGCCCTCGGCCCCGAGGCCGGCGGCAAACTTGGGCAGGAAATGCTCGACAAGGGCCTCGTCGAAGCGTTCAACAGCCGACTGGAGGAGGTCACCGAACTAGCCAACAAAACCGCGACGGCGATGGCCGGCGAGTTCCTGCCGGCTGGCACCGAGGCAGCGACCGGCATGGTCGACAAGACACTCGAGCAGATGAGCAAGGAAACGAAGCGACTGAAGGCGATCGGTAAGGGCATGGGCAACCTGATCGGGGCGACGATGACAGCGGAAATCGCCGAGGCCGTAGCCAAGGCTGTCGCCTCCGCAGAGGCCGCGAAGACGTCCGCAGCAGCCGAACGAGCCGCGCAGCAGGCCGCCCGTGCAGTCGTGACGTCCGAGCAGCAGATCGCCCAGACCGTTGCGCGACTCATCAACAACAGCAATGCACGCGCCGGCTACTCGATGGGCGTACCCGTACCGACCCCGGTCCTCGGATGAACCCCACCGTCCTGGTCAACGGCGTCGCCCTCGACCTCGAAAACGTCGAGTACCGGATCACGGTCTCGCACGGTCGCAACGACATCACGGCAGCACCCGCACCCTCCGACGCGTCAATGACGCTCTACGGTTTCCTGTCCATCCCGGTGGAAATCAGCGACGTCATCGAAGTCGAGGCGTACGGCGTCACCCGATTCACTGGCCGAGTCACTGACACGATCCTCACCCATAGTTTCAACCCGAACGGCCCGACCCTCGGACCCGGCGCGACCGCCTACATAGCGCGCCTCGACGTCACGTTGATCGGGAATCTCAGCCTGCTCGGTCTGAAGTTCGTCGGCGAGGCCGGCTACTCGAGGGAACTGCTCGACGACCGTGTCGAGAACATCCTCACCGACTCGGGCGTCACGTTCGCCAACAACAGCGACCCCCTCATGACGCAAGAGGCCCTAGCAGCAGTCGACGGGGGTTACTCGGCGCTCGACCTGCTCACAGCCCTCGGCACCGAGACCGGCGGCACACTCTGCGACCTGCCAGATGGCGCCGTCCTGTGGGAGTCATACAGCCGTCGCGGCTACGGATACAACCCGGCGCACTGGTACGACATCGACCCGACGGACACATGGCCCGACCTGCCCTACATCTGGGCGGACATTTACGACCGGGTCGATACCGCCCCGCTCACC